GTTTGGGATAGTAGGTCAAGTCCGAAATCGCCAAACTCCCAGTTTCGCCTGCGTAGAGAAATGGAAAATCAAGCTAAACCACAAGTCGAGACAATCGAACTTGCCGAGGGTCAGACCGGCACTGCCGTTCCCTCCCAGGGTCAGACCGGCACCGCCGTTCCCTCATCTAGCACCGCCCCTTATAAGGGCCCTCGCCCTGACAAGGGCAAACAACGCGCCGAATCGAGACGCCCCCAGCAGAGGGGGCGGAGTCGAAATCGAACGCGCCGCTCCGTTTCTCCATCGCGGCCCCGTGACCGCGGTGCCCGTCGCCAGCGGTCTCCAGTACGCTCCCGTCGTAGTCGCTCACCTCCTGCAGGGAGGTCGCGCTCGCCCCGCCGTCGTGGTTCGCCATCGCGGAGGAGGCCGAGCCGCTCCCCTGCTCGTGGTCGATCGCGCTCCCCTCAACGCGGTCGCTCTCCGCCCCCGCGTTCGAGAAGCCGATCGTTGACTCCGTCTAGGGAAAATACTCCCCAAGATGACGGTCCTTATCCCGGATCGGTCTGGAAGCGTAATCTAAGTCGCATAGACCTCCTCGTTCCACAAGGCCATCCCAGGCTAAACGAGTTGAAGGCGCTTGGCTACGGCATTCATGAATACAATCGCCGCGGCCATCCCAACCATCACGCAGTGAGTGCTGCTTTCAGGCGACACGCTAGTGTTCTAGCGATCAATCGCTTGTATCAGGCTGGTTGCCGTAATGTGCTGAGTGTTTATGGAGCACAGAGAGACATTGATATCGTTAAGTTCCTCAACAAGTCCCCTAAGAAGGGGCACCCTGATGAGGTTGACCCAATGAAAATCACCGTTTTTCATCCGATTGTCACTGCCACGGATGTCGGCCGCGAGGTCGACGCCCGTGACACTAGTGATACAATCGGAGGATTCGATGGTTATCTTTTCGTCAACGTCTACAAGGCTGAGGATCGTGAGATAACACCCGAATATCTAGCGTCTCTTCATGCTCCTATCGCTATTGTCCACCACCGTTTCGACGGTTGGTGTGGCACTATCGAAGGTGAGGGCGCCTGGATTCGCGTCGAGAACGTGATTTTCCAGCGCCCCGACAAATACTCAGATGCCTACGGACCCCACCCTGATTTGCAGTTTCTCAGCGTGGATAGCAGTTCTCATGGCATTTCATGGGCCACACCTGACCATGTCGGGACGTCTTACGTCACAATTGTCAAACCTGTTCAGACGACTATTGACGGTAAGATCTCCCGAGCCCCCACGAATGGCTGGTACGAGCTCCCGTTACCAGAGATCCCTCGGTGGATTCCTTCGTCAGGGGTTTCTATGGTCGCAACGCTCATGAAATGGCCGATCATCGGTGATATTCTCACCACCTGCTTTCCGCGTAAACGTATTATGGTTGATGTGGCTATGATGCAACACTTCCGCCGTTGGATAGTCGGCCGGAACCGTACTGGATATGGCTTAAAACAGCTTGCACAAGAAATGCAGGCCTACACTAAAGAGGATAAAGACGCCCAGCTCTTGGATCAGTTGTTCCCAGACTTCTATCCGAGCTTCTCTGAAGACATGGTTTGGGCCGTCTTTCTCGAAGACATCGAACGAAAAGCTACAACCGCTCGTGCTGCACGCGTTGCTTATGGTTCCACTCTTGTGGAATACAATGAGAACGTGCAAAACATCGCTTCTAACTACTCGTCTGATGGCTTGACTCCCAAGAAATTGGGAATGCTCTGTCTCTTCCTGGCGTTAGGATGGTACGCGTGGCGTAACCGTCACGGG